GCAGCGTCGCCAGTCTGAACTGGCAGAACGTGTCGGACTGAGACAACAGGCACAGCAGGAACTGACCGGACTTCTGACAGGTCAGATGTTGCAGACACCTCAATTGTCGAACTTCATACCCCCACAAGCCCCGATTGATATTTTGGGACCATACGCAATGCAGCAACAGAACGCTTTGCAACGAGCACAGATCGCATCCGCAGATCGAGCGGCAACACTCGGGGCATTGGGGACAGCAGTAGGAACTGGTGCTGGAATTTACGCCGCGTGTGATTATCGTCTGAAAGAGAACATCGAACCGATGCCTGATGGCGCGATAGCCAAGATTCTACAGTTAAAGCCAAAGAGTTATAATTATCGAGAGGAATCTGGATTAGATCCTTCACCGACAGAAGGCTTTATAGCGCATGAAGTACAGGAAGTTATTCCTGATGCAGTCACTGGCAATAAGGATGGTGTCCTGCCACAGATGATTAATATGATGAGTATTCTTTCGACTCTGACAAAGGCAGTGCAGGAGATATCCGCTCGTCTTGTTAAGCTGGAGAATAACTGATGGCATTTAATCTACAAGCGCGGCCTATGGTGCAGTCTCCTTATGTGGAGCAATTGCTTCAGCCTACTGAGATACAAGCATTCAGCAAAAAAGCGCAAATTCAGGAAGCGTTACTGAAAACATTAAGCCAACTTGGTGTGGGTTATGCGGCTGGTCAAGAGAGGCGTAGGTCAGAAGGTGTGCGGGACAGGTTACGAGATGTTATAGCTGAGATACCGACCAGAGGCCCTAGTGGTTGGGTAAATCCTGATGCTGGTTGGGTGCCACCTGAAGGTGTCGTAGATGTATCTATGGTACGTCAAGGCAGGTTAATCCCTGAAGCAGAACGAGGTGATCCACGTTATCGTATGAGTACTGATTTGATGGGACGCCAGGGTAGGGACGAGCCATATACGCCGAGGGATATCGTACCATTCAGGCCAGATGACCCAAAAGGCACCGTTTTAGCTGATCCAACACAATTACGCGGGAAAGAAGCACTCTTTTCCGCAATAGCGACAGACCCACAACTTCAGAGTTTGGTAGGCTCGGACATAGACCAGATTACGCAAATGATGGTGGCGGACCTCATGCAAGGACAGCCGCGAATCCTTACTGAGCAAGAACTAACAGATTATAAATATGCGCCTGGTACTGTTGTGCAAGAACTGCCAGGAGGAGGCCATAACGTTATTCAGCAGCCAGTTAAACCCACAGAGACATTTCACCAGATGAGTTCGGAACAATTATACAAAACTTTCCCCGGTAACTTCAGTGCAGAATTTGTAGAGGAAAACGCTGGCAAAATGTGGAACTACAGCGATAAGAACAAAAAGATAACAGCACTCGGAGGTGCGGGACAAACAATTAATGTCGGTGGCGACAAAAACCCATTTTTCATAAAATTTGAAGGAGCTGTTGCAGTAGACGCGGGGGAGGCATATGAAAAGGCCCGTGTTATTGGAGGTGGAGCGCAAGTGCTGGATACGATGTTGGCATTTTTTGATGACCCAGATTTCGGCACAGGCAAAATGGAATCAGCGCTTCTGCCGCTTCGACAATGGGGTCGTAGCCTTGGTCTTGACATAGATGAAAACGATGTAGCCACTGCAGAAGTGTTTAATGCAAAAGCACAGCAACTTGTATTAGGGCAAGTTGAATTTATGAAAGGTGCTTTGTCCAATAAAGAATTGGATTTCTTGGAAGCCCAAGTCGCTGGTTTGGAAAAAACTCGTAATGGTAATAAACTTATACTTTGGTTGGGTAAATCAACGGCGGCAAAAGCGTCTGCGTTCGCTAGATATATGAGAAACTGGAGAGACCCGAAAACGAAAGAACCATTCCAGAAAGTGGGATCGACAGGCTGGTTCAATATGCTGGACGATTGGGAAAAGAGCGACACATACACTATGACTCCAAAAGAATATATTATGGAACTTGCGGAAACTGACGAAGAATTGTGGAAGTCAGAAAAAGTTCCCGAAGATGAAATAGCAAATCGTTTAGAGAATAGGTATTCGTTGTCGTTAATCGGACGAGTATTCAAGGATTATTAGGAAAAAACAATATGAGTGATTCTGTAACCAAACAGCTCGTTGCTGGTGAGCGTAAACCCGAACAAACCACGGAAGACGCGCCTGGAGCTTTAACGTGGACAGATAGAGCGCGACTAGCTAGCCAAGGTGCAACATATAACTTTTCGGATGAATTGATTGGTACAATACGAGGTTTGGTTTCTGGTGACTTAACTGTAGGGCAAGCTATAGATCTGGAACGCGAACAGTTAGCAAAATCTAGGAAAAAACCAGGGGCGTTAGCGACAGAAATTGGTGGTGCAGTTCTGCCTGGTTTATTATTGGCTCCATTCAGTGGAGGTGCAAGCGCGGCTGTGAGTTTGGCAAACCTAGCAAAAATCGGTGCAGGGCAAGGTGCGTTAGCTACTGTAGGTGCAGCCGAGGGAGACCCCATTGAAAGAGTTGTAGAAAACCCATTAGCTATTGCCACTGGTGCAGCTATAGGTGGCGTTGGCGGTCCAGCAATAACGAAAACAGTGCAAGGCATGGGGGCATTGACGATTCCGCTACAAAGAATAACTGATTGGACAATGAGAAAGTTAGGAGGTCGCTTGCCGAGAGCGGCTGAACAAGAACTGCTAACGGTATTAGAGCAGAACAAGTTACCGATTGAGGAGGTAATAGATCGAGTCGGACAAGGCGAAATAATCCCAGATATGTCAGAAGAATTGGCAAAGTATGTGAGGGCACTCTATGCAAAAAGCGGTAGAGGCGCGGAAATAATCGCTTCTAATGTAACGAGAAGAAGCACAGAAAAAGCATCAGGTGTGCTTAAGCAGATGAAACAAGATTTAGCGCCAGGTGCAGAAACTCCGAATGTTACAAGGGCCGTTAGGAAAACAGAACGAGCACTGAAAAAAGAATCTAGTGACGAATACGATGCTGTTTTCAACACTGCGAAAGTGATTGACGAATCATTGAATAAGGAAATTGTTTCTTTGTTAAACGATGTCCCTGCATTGCGAGAGATAGCAACAAAACATTTGCAGTTGAAACGATTAAAGCCGTTGTTCGAAATAGTAGATGGTAAACTCAAGCTCATACGTTCTGCTACTTTAGAAGAAGGGGAAGTTATACGAAGGGCGTTAGCGGATGGAAAAATGAAACCCGGCAACGAAGGCGCGTTATGGGGAGATTTAGAAAGAGGATTGCGCACGAAATTAGATGACTTTGAACCCTCATTAAAAGCAGTGAGAGCAAAGTGGGCATCTATTATGGCGTCCAAAGATGCGTTCAAACAGGGCCGGAAGGCATTGCGAAACCCAGATATAGACGCAGAAGAAATCTTTATAGAAAATCTGTTGGACTCTGGTAGCGAAGAAGCACTAGCGGCATATAGAGCAGGGGTAGCTGAATCGTTACGTAGAATATCAGGAAGGACTGTTGGTTCCCGAACAACATTGATAAAGCAGCTTAATCATCTCGATGAGCCTGAAAGAATAAATGCGCGGAGAGTTTTAGAGCGGTTATACCCAGATGATAAATTAGAAAACATACTAAAAAAGCTGGATCAGGCGGCACGATCTATAAGAACGGCCCAAACGGTAAGAGGTGGCTCGCAAACAGCTATAACACAAGAAGCAGTCAAGCGTATAGGGTCGAACAGCTTAGTTCCTAACCTCAGAGCGATGTTTAGAGGTGATGTTATGGCACCAGTACGGCTGGTAACAGATGTACTGAAAAATAGAGCGCAAAATTTGAACCAAAGCCAATTAACTAGAATCTCCCAATTGGTGGTATCAGAAAATCCTATTGCGTTGCGCAAAGCGTTGACAGAGCCAAATGCTCAACGAGTTATAATAAATGCCATAGAAAATGCTTATGGTTTGGTTCAGCGTGGTGCATCGTCCGCAGGGGTTATAACAGTATCCCCCTTACCGATGGAATCTGGTGCTATCGAACAATCGCAAAAGATAATGCGCCAAATACCTGAGCTTCTTGGCTTGGGTAAACGACGACAGAGCCAACAATGACCCCACACAAAGAAGGCGCTGACTAATGCCCAATTACGGGTTGTTAGCTCAACAAGGCAGGAGAGAAGACAACGCCGCTATGGGCGGTCAGGTAGCTCATATCAGTGCGGTGGAAGCAGAACTACTCAGACTGTTGGGCGGTGCTGGTACTACCAACCCTATGACTGGACTGCCTGAGTATCAGATGGGCACTTATGCGCAGGGACCGGGCGTTGCTTTCACTGCTGGTTCTGGTTCTGCAGCAGCACAAGCAGCGGCAGCGGCGGCAAGAGCGATGGGGGGTAGAACTTCATACGTTGCCGGAGGAAGTCCTTCTGCTTTTAAGGGCATGGGCGCTCAAGTTAGTAGCGGAGGTATGGGTTTCACGGCTGGCGAATCGGCAGCAGCAGCACAAGCAGCAGCAGCAGCAGCAGCAGCACAAGCAGCCAACGTAGCAGCAGTGCAAGGAGGCCGTCCAGGCGCAAGGGGAGAAGCTCTCTATGGTGATAGGTCATGGCAAGAATCAACACCTCTTTCTAAGGAAGGGGAAAATGTTGCCGAGGGGTTAATGAATTTTGTTACATCTTATGAGGGGCTAAAAAGTAAACTTGGATTGGGAAAACTTGCTGTTCCTCTCACTGTTGATGCCGTAATTAGTCTAGGTCTTAAAAGTTTTGCAAAAGCATTAACAAATACGGGAGGTTATTACGGCGCGGGTCAGCCTGGTGGAGTGAATCCATACTCAACGCCTGCAACTGTACAGTTAGCGGATGTCATTGCTGCGCCGCTTGTAAAACCCGTTGAGGGTGAGCCGTTTATTCTTCCAACAGACCAGAAAGCTTTGGAAGATGCAAAATTACTAGAATTAGCGTTACTAGAGCTATTACCAAATATAGAAGGATTTCCTCCAGAAATAGCCTCTATCATGCAACAATTTGTGGAAGAAAAACAACCATTAGGAAGCACAGCATGATTAAAGAACTTTTTTAATATCGGCTCTTACGCTAACAGCGGAACCGTTGTCAGCGGAACACAATGCCGTAATCCCACACCCTTGTGATTCAGGAGTCCAGCTACAAACACTGACGGATGCCTGGTCACGTCGATTTAATGCGGAATCCCGCGATCTTACTGAAGAACAAAGATTTAATTTCCTTGAGAATGTCCCAATAGATGATGTCGATAATATCCGTGTATTCCGGTCAAACGTGCAGCCCGGTTATGCGGTTGTGTTAAGCTCGACATTCGAGAACTTCCTCGATGGGAAACTATTGGTCCAGATGCAGTGCGTTAAAAGGATCAACGGTGCCTTATCGATAATCTACAATCCTCCAGCATTCGAAGAACTTATTAAGTGAGGTAACTACCAATGCCAAACCGAGCAGATTACAGAGGCGCATTACAAACAAGTCCGTTGGCGAGTGCTATTGTTGCGCCGCCTCCGCCGCCGCCTCCACCATCTTCTTTTCCGCAACAGGTAGGGCCTGATATTCCTGGCATACTTGGGAGGAGTGGCCCTCCTACACCACCGGCGGGAGAACAGAATGTTTTGATGCGTTTACTAAATGCTTTGACAAATCGCAGCGAAGACCCAAGAGAAGCAAAAATGAATGCCATTGCGCGGAGAACTGGGGAAGACCCTGCTGCTTTGCTAGGACTATCTGAGGAACAATTAGACCGTGTATATAGGGCCGTAATGAGCCAGCCTCCTGTTGGCGAACCACCTCCTGCTATACCACGAGCCAGTGATATAGATTAATGCCAAACCGAGCAGATTATGGGGATGCTGGTGCATTGGCTAACTTGCTGGGTATGCAACCGCAAAAGACGAGTCCATTGGCGACATCCTTGGCCGGAACGAATTACACTATAGCGGATCGTAAAACTCCGACTCTAAAAGAAAAACTAATGCAAAGTGCTTACCTTGCAACCCCAGAAGAATCAGCATTGGAATTTGCCGAAGGCGATTTTCGATGGGGAGAGACAAAAAAAGGCGGGGATTCACCGAGAGATAAACCTGTTGTCTATATAAACTATGACAAGTTTAAGGAAGGACTAGGACAGAAAGAACTAACGCCAGCACAAGTTGAAAAGTATCATCTTGGCGAAACCTTACACAATCTCAAAGATGTGGAACCAGAGACATACGAACGGCTAATGGAATCCGCCTTAGATAGTCCTGAATATAGAAAATGGATGGAAGATTCTTATCAATACGCCCTCAATGATCCATCTTATGAGGAAACAAGAGATATTAATGAATGGCACAGAGAGTCACGCTTCGATCAAGTTATCGGAGGTTATCTAGGTGCTGGTGATGAGGATTATCCAACTCTTAAAGACTGGTCACGCGATATGCCAGGTTATTCCAGTGACAAATTCAGAAAAGAATTAGAAAAGCTGCGAACGAGATTGGATATGGAATGAACGTCGAAGTATTCGCAGCCGAGCTTCATTCTCACGTGGAGCATTGCAAGGAGAGGAATGAAATAAACTCACAGAGATTAGCGGAAATGAAACAGGAGTTGACTCGTTTGAATGCCAGACTTGACAAGCTCCTATGGGTTTTTCTAGGTTTACTCGCAATTGCAGTAGGCCAGTTTATATTTACTGGTGTCCCGTGGCAGTAACGTGGCGTTGGCCGAATTTCTCAATTAACGAACTGAAATGCAAAGGCAGCGGAGAATACCCCGACCTCACTCCAGAGATCGAAGCATTTTTGGACAAGTTACAGGCGATACGCGATACAGCGGGGCCGATGGTAATCACTTCCGGTTATCGTTCACCTTCGTACAATGCTCGCGTGTCCAAGACTGGTACGACAGGCCCACACACTACCGGGAGGGCAGTCGATGTCGCAGTACGTGGAATCGAAGCGTTCCAGGTAATACAACAAGCCCTTGAAAAGGGCATGACAGGAATCGGTATTAACCAGAAAGGGAAAGCCCGGTTCGTACATTTAGATGATTTAACGGACGGTCCTCGTCCGAGAATATGGAGTTACTGATGAAGAAATATAGAAAATTGATTGTAGCCGTCGTTGGGCTGGCGTTATTGCTGGCAAACGAGCATTTAGGCTTGAATTTACCAGGCACCGCGGAAGGCATTACTACAATGGTAGTTAGTGCTGGAACAGCGTTTGGTGTTTGGGGCGTTTCGAATGCCTGATGTTCACGTTTGCAAAAATACTGTCCCTCACAAATGTGCTTGTGGGCTGGCTAAAACAAAGAAGCTTGATAAAGATAGGTGAAGGAAAAGCAGTTAGAAAAGGACTCGCGGATGCCTTGGGCAAAATTAAAAAAGCTACTGCTGCTCGGTCTAATATCGACCGTTCCCGGCTGCGCCGGAAGTTCCGCGCTCCCAGAGATAGTTAACTACATCCCCTGCGCGACACTGGAACCGTTTCTATATAGAGACGGCGATGCGTCGGACACTCTGGCGTGGGGCGATCGGTATAACTCTATCTGGGAGGTCCTCTGTGAGTCCGAAGCCATTAGACAATGATATCTTAAAAGAAGCTCCGCGTGATAAATAATGGACTTTATTTCAGAGTACTGGGAGCAACTAATACTATTAGGTTTAGGTGCGCTGATCATGGTCAAAATGAAATTTGTCCTAGACTCGCATTCTAAAGATATTTCCGACCTGGAAAGTCGCTCTACATATATTGATGTTGTAAAACTGAGAGCTGAAATGGACCAGTCGAATCGGCAAATCACGGCCTTGTGGGAACACGTCAACTCACTGAAAAGTAGAGACTGATTAGCGATTATGTTTATGTCACGCTAAACGCCACACACGGAGCATACGGGCGTGGTTCGATGGACGGGTACTAGCACGCCATTTACCAGTGAACTCCCACTCAGGCCCTCTAAAAATGGCCCCGGCGGCTGGTCCAAGGGCATCAAAGTCCATGTCCCGGTCTTTGAACGCTTTATAAACGTGATCAGCCGTAACTTCCCCGTATTTACTGACCGCCAGGGTAGCGAAAACACGGGCATGATCGAGTGGCCTCATAGGGTTATTGGCCGCTTGTTTAATGCCTTCTTCTTTAAGCCTTCTGGCTTCATCGAGGTCAAATAAGGTCATTGATTGATCCTTAGATTTTCTGCGGGACAGGATTTGATAATCTTCCCACGATGACCGGGCCGGTCTTTGGTGACTATGTCATAAGTGGCTTTCTCTGGATAATCAAAAGCCCGACCTGTTATGACAGCATCCTCTAATTTTTTATCCAGGTGCATCAAATCGACGCGCTGACCTATTTCAAGCATTTGTTCCATCTTTGCCTCCATAACGCTTCATTGCGGCGTTCCAGATCGCATGAGCTTTCTTATCGTCTGTGTGGATAAAAAAGCCACAGGGATCAAAACGTAAATCAGTGAACTCTTCCTCGGATAGAACGTCCTCCAGATAAATGTAATCGATGTTGTACATTACGCGAATAAGGTTGTGGAAATTATCAAAGGTGATTGCTTTCTTCGATTCTTCTTTTGGAACTGCCAAAAGGATTTCTTCAACTTGCTTAACAATTTCCGGTGACGCTACTTCCGATAGTTCAAGATTGAATACTTTTTCCATCATTATCTCCTAGATAGTGACGCGCAGACTCGCTTGTTGCGTTCTCCACGCGTCTATTGTTGTAGTCGCGGCCTCACGGTAGCCCTTCTGTAATTCGTCGGCATAAATAGCATCGCGCAGTTCTTCGACGGCTGTGACATATTTCTGGTCGGTATATGCGTTCCGTTCCTGGGCGCTGACAGGAAGAGTTTTATCCTGGGCCATAAGCATCGCTTTCGTATGCTTGAGCATATATTCAAGTTTTAAACGATCGGCGCGGGCTGCTGCTGCATTTGCAGGATTGTCAATTGTTGATAAAGCATCTTCGACCATTTTATTGGTTATCACGGCCAGGTACCTCCGTTCCACATTAGATATCTCATTTTGGCTAGTTCGATTAAGGAACTCATCAGAAACTCGGGATGCTCGTTGGCCTGTTCCAGCCAAAACCGGACTTCACCAATCTGATGCTGTTCTTGGTGCAACTGATGAACTAAGGGAAGAACCCGATTGTCGTCCGGTTTCAAGCCCATGCCACCACCTCCACCAAAACGAATGTGGGCCGGATCGCAGGGAGAAGAGCCTGTAACGATGCAGGGACGCTCTCGGACCCAATCGAGATATTTACGATTCCGAATCATTCTTCATGCCTTTGAGATAGGCGTGCTTGGCGTTCTGAATCATTCCTGTAAGTTCTTCCTGTTGGGGGAAATCCTTCTGATTGCCAACCCAGCGCCCTACTGTTCCCATCACGAACATAGAGGCTTCTTTTGTCAGAGCGGAATTTACTTGGACCGGCTGATTTACTGGCTGGTTTATTGTAGGCAGTACCTTAGTAATATGCTGCGCTCCGCCATTGGTTTTGGTATCAGATTTTGCATATTCCCAATCGTACATCTTCCAATATTGTTTGCCGTCCGAGCCTTCTTCTCGCTGCCCTGACCAAGTGATCTTCGCACCCTTGACAGGCATGTCGCCGTCACCCTTCCAATCAATTTTCCAACCAGGGAATTGCCCGCCTTCCATTTGAACTTTGGGAAACTTCCCGGTTAGAATATCACTAACCTCAAAAACTTGTCCTTGGCCGTAAATTTCCATTATGCCCTCCATTTTTTTTGTGCAATTTTATGTGTTTCGTCGTTCCAGTAAAAACTATCTGGATTTAACGGGATGATTGTTGTCCCATCTTCAGGATTGACGCAGATATAGTCGAGCCGTTCAATGGCTTTCCAAGCGCCAAACATTGTGGTCCATCCGCGCTCGATCAGCGACTCAGGAACGTGATACAGAGCGAATTTGTTGGGTGTCGCATATAACAAAGCGACTTTTTTATTCGTCAGCTTTGAATACACAGATTGTTGACGAACATGGCCGGTTTGCTGGTATCCAAAAATATTAGACGGACATCGAAGGGTGGCCTTGGTGTCGACGTATAAATCGTCGTAGCCAAAATCCGTGTAACCGATAACTTCGCGTTCCAGGCCATCGACCATTGTCAATATTTTATGTTGATAACTGTTCGGAAGCCCGAATTCTTTAAGGCCGAGCACAAAATTGACTGCGATAGGGCCGACGTAATCACGTTCGTCACTAACGACGCCGTCGCGTAACTTGTCAAATTCCTCGATGGCGACCTTTTTGATTTGCTCGTCTGTTAGATTTTGCATGATACCAGCGTGACAAGCGAACTCTGCTGCCGAGCCCATCGCCATACGAGCGTTGGCTTCATCACGGATATCAAACCCATATTTCAGGAGCCACCTGCTTGGTGAATCCAAGAACATATTCCCTCCTCCAGCGGAGTGTCTATAGTCTTTGTCAAGCATCTAAGATCATGCCCAGGGTGATGGATTCGCGTTCCTGCCCTTCTCTGATTGTCTTCAGTGCTCGTTCAACATCTTTGAGCAGCGTGACATTGCCGGGGCGGTGTTTCTCTTGCTCGGCTTCTTTGGCAAATCTGTTTAGAGCCTGAATAGCGTCCACCAACAGACGCTCCATGTCATCCTGGTGAGTTATCTCATAAGAATGAGGGCCTAGAATATCTTCCGCGTTCATCATTTTTTTAACCTTTCCATATTTAAGTGTATATTTATAGTCCAAAACGGGCTAAGAATATACTATTAATTTGCCCAAAGCAGGCGGAAATAATGAGATTAGATGATTACATCGAAGATGAGGGCCTTACCTACGCTCAATTCGCCAATATGTGCGATATTTCGGCTCGGGCTTTATACCGGTATGCCAAGCATGAGCGCGTACCGCGAGAGGAAGTTATGAGAGCAATTATCCACACGACAGGGGGAGCCGTTCAACCAAATGACTTCTTTGATCTGTCAAACCTGTAATGGCGACGGCGCGATCCTGCGGCCTCAAAAACTGGTGATGCGTGAGATTTGGCGAGATGCAGAAAAAGTATTCGTTCAAGATAAATCGGGCGGCCTTGACGCCTGTCCGGCTTGCGCCGCCTACGCAAACGCTCAATGGCAAGCCGCCACCATCGAGTAAGATATATCATGTTGGACATTTGGCAGTGGATCGTTATTCAATCCCCTCAATCTCGGGGAAATCCAGGGAAGAAAGCAATCAGGTTGATGACAAAGCGGGCTTATATTGGCATTTACACCGTAGACGCCAAGGGTTTTTGACCCAACGCAAAATCCGAGACGGAGTGTTTGAGTATATCTATACTACAAAAAACAATGACTGAACAGGAACTCCATTTCCAGGTCGCGGATTATCTTAGGTTAGCATTGCCGACTCAAACGGTCTGGCATCATTCACCCAACGAAGGACGCCGCCGCCCTCAGTATAACAAGAAGCTGGCTCGTCTGGGATTAAGGGCCGGATGGCCTGATATAGAAATTGTCCACAAAGGCCGTATTATATTCATTGAATTGAAGACACCTAAAGGGCGGGTCTCACCAGCACAGAAACAGTGCCATAATGACCTTATGCTGGCCGGGGCTGTGGTCAAGATATGCCGAAGTTTTCAGGAGGTTCAGGACTTTTTAACGATGTCGATCGGGGGGATAAATGGACATCACTAAAAATGCAGTATGGGTTTTGGGCGTAAAATCCGTCCTAATGTCGATGTATAAGATGCCGGAGGAGAAGGCTCGGGGTATCATTGGTAAGTGGGGCCGAGATTACCCACCAGAAACCGTTTTAGAAGCCCTTATAGCGCTGGTAAAGAATGAGCCTATTGATCCTATTCCCTATATGGAAGCATGCCTGAAAGCGGCTCCCAAGCCGGTTAAACAAGAGGAACCCACAGGCCAATGGGCCATGAGGGTCAAAGCCTGGGAAAACAAGCAAATGTGGCCGCTTATGTGGGGGCCACAGCCAGGTGAGGAAGGCTGTCAGTGTCCTCCCCATTTAATCGGTAATTGAGTGGTAATTCGTTTCCGGTTGACAGGACGGACTCTAAATAGCCTATTTCGTGTCATATTGACAAAAGGAGAGATTAAGCGAGGCAACTGACGGGTAAGACGTAGCGGTTGTCTTTTAAGGGTTACTAGGGCGCGATCATAGCTCAAAGGGGAGGTCGAAAGCGCAAACCCCGATCGCAGTCAAACGTATATTGGCTGAAGTAGTGCGCGACTGACCAGGGATACGATACCACTGGTTAGACTTGATGCGACGGGCTGGCTCCAAAGGCTAAGATCGCTAGAGTATAGATCAACCTTGGCAATGTTCGCTGAGGCTGATCGATCTATACTTAAGCTCAGGACTTCACCAAAGGCTAATATATAACTAAAGGGAAAATGGAAACTAAAAGCCTGGCTTGGAAAGCAGGATTCAAAGCAGCGGAATATGCTAAAACGGTGCGAGATAATCCATTTAAGGGAAAAATAGATCGGGCGGAATTTCGTGAAGGTTTTTATGAATGGCTCAAAATGGCTCAAAAATGATCGAGTGCCCTTGGTGTGGTCAGCTTACCAGGCTAATACAAATCCACGGTCATTGGGAATGTTCAAATTGCCATCGTGTGGTTATTGATTGCTGTGATTGAGCTTAAAACACCATCCCTGAAACCCGGTTCGAAGGTCGAGGAGTATGTCATTGATCTGCATGGGAAAATGTGGGAGCTTATTGCTATTATTGAACCTGGATTAACCGGCGATTGCCTTGAAGTTGCAACCAGGGTTATTGAAAAACATGCCAAGAGAACGACTTCCTAACCGGCGCCCTACAATTACCCACGATTTAGAATTTGGCGGAGACCGTTATCATGTTTCAATCGGTTATACTTTATTGGCAGAACCTAAAGAGGTGTTCATTCGGGGAGCTAAAACTGGCTCTCACCTTGACGAACTCTTGGATGACGCAGCGGTTTGTATTTCCATCGCTTTGCAAAATGGCGTAAATGCGGAGGAATTACGTCGAAGTCTGGGCGACTCCATTGTCAGCAGGGTTGTAGGATTACTGGATGGTCCGCCGAAACTATCGTGAATTGCCCAACAAGTATGCTCGGAAACGTAACGAATACCGTACCGAAGAAACTGCACAGGCTGGCGTATTTCGCATCAAGAATGTATCAGAGGATCAACTTGGAACGTATCACCGACGAAAACTCATCACGAACACGCAACTCGATGCGGGGCGGAAGTTCTCGAAATCATGTCGGCATCCTAAAGTCGTGGGATCTTATTCACAAACCATTCAAGGCGAACCAGAGAATGCAGCCGAAACGCTCACGGACCACTATCTCGCTTGTAAGTCTCTTGGACCGCTAAGCAATATTGTAATCGAGGTCTGTGTGATGAACCACGCCGCTGGACAGATACACTCGAAAGGAATCGATTTATTGCGCTTCGCCCTTGACCATTTAATCAAACATTATGGCTTGCGCGGCTCCGAGTCGGAGAGTACGATTACGTAACAATCAAGAGGTATGGCATGGCGAAGAAAAAAGGGGGCTACGGGAAGCCAACCCGCAAGCCCATTCCAAAACGCTAGTTAAACTCCACCAAAAGAATTATCGGTCATTAACGCGTCACCTAGTGCATTGATAGCATCGTATTTAGATTTCAATGTTAGCTTTGTTATTTCGGCATTGCGGGTCGGGATATCACGTTCTCGACACGCTCTTAGTGCTTCGCGCTTGGTGGGCCAATAATCCACATAACCTACATACATCTCACTCGTATTGTAATCGTCATTAGTGTAGTCAACTTTCCAAATAACCATTATTCAACTCTCCATATGCGAACACCTCGTTGATCGTTCTCTGTTAAACGTCTGCTGCTAAATCTTTTTCCTTTACGCTTATTTCCTGTTCCACAGGCAGACGATTTAGCTCCATTCGCTTTAGGGTCGGCAATAAAAACACTCTCACCAACTTCCATTGTACTGAATGGGTATATCGGCGGTCTTCCAAGTCTTCTTTCTGGCATCGGAATATTCTTTTCAATTATATATTCCATTATTCAGTCTCCCTCTGGATGCTGGTAAACTCTGCTTTTAGAGAATAGCGGCCCGCTTCGTGGGTTGCGTTCCACTCCTGTGCTATTTTCTGCGCTTTGGTTTCGCTTGCAATGTTCCGCGCAATCGTGCGCGATTTCCCAACGCACGGCTCCAAACCGTTCGGCCAATCTTTGTTCTCTGTCCACCATGTGCGGGTAAATACTTCATACGGCATCACTCAGTCCTCCGCTTCAGCCTGTTTGACCAATGCTTTTTTGGTGCTGGACTTCATAGCATCGCCAAGTTTTTTGGCTGTCTTGTCGTCCGGCCCGATAACTATGACGTGTTCGTCCCACCAACTGTCGAACTTACTTTCTGTCTTTTTTGCCATCATTCAGTCTCCCTTTGATTTATATGGCTTTTGTATTTGCTTCCATGCTCTTTCAAATTCCTCGGCCCTTCTTTGGACGGTTTTGATAAGCCACTTATCGTTTTTGGTGATGCTGATTAATTCATATCCTTTTCGGTAACCTTGTATGCAGTTGACTACCGTTTTCTCTAGGTCAAGGATCATCAGGTGGACGTCATACGGGACAGGCCAGTAGTCATCGATCCATCGTCGTACAGTACGTTCTTTAACGTCTGCCATCTTAGCAACTAGATGAACGCTTAATCCGAGGCCGTACAAATAGTTCTGTAATTCAGTGCCACCCATTGTCTCGCTGCATTTAAAACAGTTAATCATGCCCAGACCCTCACCATCAGAGTCAGGGATCATGCGTTCGTCATTACAAATAGGACAGGTCATTTTACGTTCTCCCGATTAGACAAATATACTGCCTTGGCAAATCCACGCGGGGTTGCGCTACGGATGTTCTTGGTTCGTAAGGATTTCCCGCCTGTCCTTGCATGAACAGGCGAGTAGTTGTGACCCTTGGTAGGGTCGATGCGCTTGAATACTACATTCAAATGTTCGTGTTCCACGGGCCTTGTCTCAGGCATACGGAAACCGCATCCAGTCCACAGGCATGTGCGCTTCTTGTACGCATCCCGTGGGGGAATAACCTCTGGAAATATTGGATGCTCATCCTCTTCTGGTAGATACCCACCGTACTGGTACGGATCAAACCGAAAGTCTGGCTTCCGCCATAAACGTGTCACGGCTCCAACAGGGTTCTCAATGTAAAACGGACACTGGAACGCTTCCGCAAGAATAGCGCAGTCCTTCAGCCGACCCGCGGCATCTGTCTGAAAGTGTGGATTGGCTTCCGCCTTCTTCTTCCACCACACGGCACCAGCGGAACTAAGGTCGGTGCATGGCGGGAACGCAGACAGGAACGCCACGTTGTTGATCCCGTGCCGTACAAAGAGCATCAAAAGTGTCTCTTCTCTGTACAGGTCGGCATGGCTATAGGTTATGCTACCACTGCCGACTACCTCATGGCGATTGTACATCTTGTGTTGGATGTCATACGCGAAGCATTCATATCCAGCCTCTGCCCACGGACGAAGAGCTTCGCCCGTGCAATCGTAGAGTGATATGACTATATTGGGTTCAGTCATGATTGCCCCCACAATTCGAGAGCTTCCGTGAATGCCAATTGGTTTAGTATAATGGCATCTGGATGGCGTTTTCGGACCGCTTTGATATGGTCAGTAGTAGGCTCTATTTTGTAACTTGAGAATTTGCCATCTTCGTAAAGCATAATTTTTTTCAGCTTTAGTTTTAAGTTCTGAGACATCAATTTCTGGTTCACTAATTCTTCAATGTATAAATCCATATCCGTATGAACCATTGTTCCGTTGCAATCCCACTTCGGCAAGCCAAGGCAATGAGTTCTGAATAAACTCTCTTCTGGAGTGTCTTTGTAGATTTTCGGTTCGTCTTTATAATCCACTCCGTTTGTTTCTACCCTTGGTGCTTCTTGGTCAGCCCAATAGAAGAGAGGCTCTCCACCGGAGGCATCATTTATTACTTCTGCGATTTTGGTTTTGTCACGGTAAAGGTTGCAGTTGAAACCACTACCTTCCATTCCGTTGAAAGTTTTGATATTTTTAACTGTATATGACATGAGATTGTCTCCCCTATGGGTTGATGGGCCAATGCCCGTTTCAATACAGACATTATAGCCCAAAACGGGCAAACAAGTATATAGCTAATTAGGCCAAACAAAACAAAGGGTTAGAAGGCTATGCCGGTACGAAAAGTGACAGGTGGCTGGAAATGGGGAAAATCGGGGAAAATCTATTCAACAAAGAAGGGTGCCATGCAACAGGCCAAAGCTGTGTACTCCAGCGGTTACAAATCTAAGAAACCCGCACTATAAAAAGACATGGAACTAAAACAGGTCGACGTTAATAGCCTGAAGGCGTATCCCGAGAACGCTCGAACGCACAACGACAAACAAGTCGCACAGATCGCGGACTCAATAAAAGAGTTTGGATTTTGTGCGCCGTGTCTAGTTGATGAAAAAGGTGTTCTTATTGCAGGGCATGGCCGCGTTATGGCGGCTCAGAGTCTTGGTCTTAAAACCGTACCAACAATAAGTATTGAACATCTAACGCCGGCACAGGTTAAAGCCTACCGGCTGGCAGACAATCAACTGGCTCTAAATGCAGGGTGGGACTTTGACCTAGTAGGGTTAGAGTTAAATGAACTCAATGAAGATAGTTTTAATATTAAGTTATTAGGGTTCGATGAACGAGAGGTATTGGCATTTCTAGACCCTTTGGGCTCAGATGAAAATTATGATTCTGATGGAGTCAGAGAAATGAATGAAGCTGACTTTAATAAATTCGACCATATTTGTCCTCGATGTAAATTTGAGTTCGATGAAAAAAAATAGTGGGTCCTGGTTTTTATCTGATCTTGCCGCAGTAAAGAAAAATGGATTGACAGTATTCAGTTGTTTCCATTGTGGTGGAGGGTCATCCATGGGGTATAAGCTAGCTGGTTACGAAGTTTTTGGAGGTGTTGAGATAGATAAAGAAATGATAAATCTTTATCAGGAGAATTTTAAGCCAAAACATAGCTATTTTATGGGTGTGCAGGAATTTAACAAACTTGATATAAATAAATTACCCGACGAGCTGAAAAAACTAGATATTCTCGATGGCTCTCCTCCATGTTCGTCGTTTAGTATGTCAGGTAAACGAGAGAAAAAATGGAGCAAAAAGCAGTATTTTCGAGAAGGGCAAAAAGAGCAAATACTAGATGACCTGTTTTTTGAATTTATCAGAATTGCGAAACGTTTGCAGCCTAAGGTAGTTATAGCGGAAAATGTTAAAGGTCTAATTTCTGGAAATGCAAAAGGATATGTAAAAGAGATTTTTACTGGCTTTAAGGATGCAGGGTACGAAACACAGCTTTTTTTATTGAATGCGAATCAAATGGGCGTTCCACAAAGCAGAGAGCGAGTATTCTTTCTAGCTCGTCGAAAAGACCAGAATTTTCCAAAAATAAAACTTAACTTTCAAGAGGCACCAATTGCTATTGGCAAAGTTTTATCTGATCCAGATATTGAGACACATACGGCTCGTAAACTTACACCAGCAGCAAAAAAATGGTGGATGCTAACCAAGCCTGGTGATACTTTTGCAAAAGTCCACCCGAAAGGCTCCTGGTTTAATTCGAGCAAGTTAGATCCAAGGAAGCCTTGTAGGACGTTGGTAGCTACAAAAGCAGGATGTCCTAGCCATTGGGCTGTACCGCGACTTCTTAGTAATGGTGAAATTTTAAGAATTCAAACGTTTCCAGAGGATTATAATTTTCTAAAAAGTGATCCACAATACGTAATGGGAATGAGTGTTCCGCCCTTTATGGTGCAACGCATTACCCTTGAAATTGCAAAACAATGGTTCAAAAAGGGATATAAATGAACACTCGATTGATTTGGAATAGTTTCATATTTAAGGAGAAAAGCATTGCACAAGCCGAATGATACGACAAAAGAACAAGTGCAGATGCTTGCGACTATTGGTACGCCGCAGGAAGTAATAGCGAGGGTGATCGGGATTGACCGAGGAACTCTGGCAAAGCATTATGCGGATGAACTAGAACTCAGTAAGTCCAAGGCGGATGCGCGGGTTGCTTTATCCTTATATCAGAATGCCATTAATGGAAATGTCGCTGCACAGATATTCTGGTGCAAGACAAGGCTCGGCTGGAAGGAAACCCAGGTTCTCGAACAACGTCAGTTTGCAGTATTTGTAGAGGGGCCAGATTTATCGGATGAGGAATGGCTAGAAGAATCTCTTGGGGACCACAGCCAGGGCCGCAAGCCGCATTAGTACGCTGTCCTATTGAAGAAATATTCTATGGTGGTTCTCGTGGTGGGGGAAAAACCGATGGGATGCTGGGCAAGTTTGGTCTGAAGGCAGCAAAGTATGGTGCAAAGGCCCGAGGGATATTCTTCCGCAGGGAAGTGCCTCAACTTGATGCAGCGGTCGATAGATCGAAAGAGATTTATACCGCTGTAGGAGCAGAATACTCGGAGTGGAAGAGGCTCTGGACATTTCCAAATGGGGCAACAATACGTTTCCGTTCCCTGGAGCGGGACGCAGATGCAGAAAAATATCAGGGACATTCTTACACGGACGTGTTCTTTGAGGAATTAACGAACTATCCAAGCCCAATTCCGGTAATGAAAATCAAGGCGACACTCCGCTCCGCTGATGGGGTGCCGTGTCAATTCCACGCTACTGGTAATCCAGGTGGACCAGGACATAGTTGGGTCAAGACCAGATTTGTCGATCCGGCGCCGCAGGGCTGGGAGATTATCGAGGAGCAAGGCACCAAGCGTATCTTCATTCCTGCAAGGCTCAGTGACAACAAAGTCCTGATGGATGCTGACCCAGGCTATGTGGACAGATTAAAGCAGACAGGTTCCCCTGAACTAGTAAGAGCTTGGCTGGAGGGCGATTGGGATGTTATCGAGGGTGCATTCTTTGATTGCTGGAGGTCGGAAAAACACGTTGTCGAGCCGTTTTCAATTCCTGATCATTGGCTAAAGTTCCGCTCGTTTGACTGGGGCTCTGCTGCGCCTTTCAGTGTTGGATGGTGGGCAGTCTCAGACGGGATGGAAGTAGAGGACCAGGTATATCCGAAAGGAGCATTGGTTCGTTATCGGGAATGGTATGGTGCGGGAAGTCCAAATGTCGGGTTAAAACTGACAAACGAAGAAATCGCTCGCGGCATATTGGAACGCGAAGATGAAAAGATTACCTATGGGGTAGCAGACCCCTCGATATTTATGGTACAAGGCGGGCCATCTATTGCAGAACAGATGGCAAAAGCCGGTGTCTTATGGCGTAAGGCAGACAACCGCAGAGTCGGCGCCAGGGGTGCCATGTCAGGCTGGGCGGAAATGAGATCGAGAATGATCGGAGAAGATCGTCCGATGATTTACTGTTTCAAGACCTGCCGGGATTCTATTAGAACAATCCCGAGTCTGCCACATGACAGCCATCGCGCTGAAGATGTTGACACGTCCAGCGAAGATCACGCTGCAGATGAATGGCGCTATGCTTGCATGTCAAGACCGTGGGCGAAGAAGCGGCCACTCAAACCGGCAGAGATAACCCGGCAACCATCATTTGATGATATGCTTAAATACACCGAACAAATCAGAGGACTAAATTGATAAACGAAGAAACCCACGGACCTGATGAAATCGTCCAACGCTGGAAGCATGAAATAACACTTGCGACCAAGCGGGAAGCCAAGTGGCGAAGATCAGCCGAAAAGATTGAAAAGCGTTATCGCAATGAGTCAACTGTAAAGGGCAAGACGTTTAACATTCTGTGGGCGAATACGGAGACTCTGCGTCCTGCGATGTATTCCAATACGGCAAAGCCGGATGTTCGTAGACGTTATGGTATGGGAGATGCATCCGCCAGAGGTGGCGCGATGATAATCGAGCGCGGCATCGAGGCAATGATTGACAACTCCGAGTTTGATGTCGCGATGGAGCGCACCGTTCAGGATATGCTGTTAACCGGACGTGGTATCTCCAGGGTTCATTATCGGCCCAAGTATGAAAACGTATCCACTCGGATGGAGCTTACGGAAGCCAGTTCCGATATGGAACCATTTACCAGGTTTCTCGATGACAATGGAGATGAAAAAGAAGCTCAGTTTGATGACCAAGGCGCGTTCTTTTCCTCTGAAGAGGAAACGATTGTCGATGAAACCGTAGAAGTTCAGTTTATACCGTGGGATCAGATTCGTTTCGGCCCAGCCCGCCAGTGGTCGGAGGTTCAATGGATTGCATTTGAATCTATCCAGACCCGTGAGGACTTGATTGAGAATTTCGGGGAAAAAGGTAAGAACGCTCCGTTGATGATCCTGCCTGATGGCTATGATCCTGAATTGCCGGATGATGTTGTCAAGCGTTGTAGAGTCTGGGAGATATGGGACAAGAGAAAGCTGGAGGTTATCTTCATTGGGGAAGGCTCGAATGAACCGTTAGACAGACGGGATGATCCGTTAAACCTGAAAAACTTCTTCCCCATTCCGAGGCCTATGTATTCGATTGAGACAGACCGGACCATGCTGCCGGTACCGGAGTTCGATCTCTACAAAGACCAGGCTGATGAATTAGACGACATTACCGGACGGATTGACCATCTGGTAAGTATGCTGAAAGTCCGTGGTGTCTATGATGCCGCCAATGAAGAGCTAGGGAATATCTTTAACACAGCGGAAGGCACTATGATCCCTGCTCACAACTGGCAGGCATTTTCGGAAAAAGGTGGCTTCCGTGGATCAATGGATTTCATTCCTATTGAATCGACGGCACAGGTTCTGGTTGGAATGTACCAGGAGAGAATACGTTTGATTCAGAGCATCTATGAACTGACTGGGATATCCGATATTCAAAGAGGTTCTACAGACCCGAGAGAAACCAAAGGCGCACAGTTGTTGAAAGCGCAATTCTCTTCTCTTCGTTTATTGCCAAGGCAAAAGAAGGTCGAGAGATTTGTAAGGGATTTATTTAGATTAATGGCGGAAGTAATCGGGGAAGTATTCTCAGCGGAGACAATGACCCGTATGACAGGCCTGCCGGTCACTCCCGAGATACTTGATTTGCTAAGAGATGACGACTCCTATCAGATCGAAGTAGAAACAGACTCGACTGTGATTGCAGATGAAGCATCGGACAAAGCTGCGGTAGGGGAATATCTCCAGGCTGTTGCGGCGTTCATGCAGATGCAGGCATCAGGTGGAATTCCCAGAGAAGTTGCTTTGAAAATTCTTTTGTGGGCGTCCAGGCGATTCAAGGTCAGCAGGGAGATCGAGGATTTACTAGAGACACCATTCCCAGAAAACGAACAAGAACCTAGTAAACAACAAGTAGATATTCTAAAGGAACAGCAGAAAGCGCAGTTTGCTCAACAGAAGATGCAACTGGATATCGCAAAGATGGATGGCGAGCAGCGGTTGAAATGGGCGGAAATTGAGCTTAAAGAGAAAGAGCTTGAACAGGAAAAGGTAGAGATAATGTTCAAGGCACAGGCGGCTCTCGGTGCGTAAAACTTATGTAATCCGAGAGGGGAAGTTAGTTCCCAAGTATAAAGAACATAAAAACGTTCATAACGTAATTGGTGATCTGAACCCATATGAATCTATTATTACCGGAGAGATGATTGGTGGCCGAAGGCAACACCGCGATCATTTGAAAGACAACAACTGCATCGAAGTTGGCAACGAACAGCCCAAATGGATGAGGGATAGAAATGAGCGAGACTGAAACAGAAGTCATCGAAGAAGAAAAATTGACAGTCGGAGACGAACTGCGCGATGCACTGGCCGCTGCGGAAGAAGTAATAGAAGATACACCGGAAGAGAAACCGGAAGAAACAGAGATTCCTGAAAAGGAAGCAGCGCCCGAAGAGGGGGTTGCAGAGGTCACGGGGGTAGTTGCGCCCGAGCACTGGCCGACCGAGGAGCGTGACGCATTTGGAACGCTCCCCGAGGAAGCGAAAACATTCGCATTGACTCAGGGAGAACGCCTTGAAGCACTTCATCAGAAGCGCCAGGAGGAGCTTGCTAGTCAGCGTGAAGTACTAACCCGCTTAGCACCTATAGACCAAGAGTTAGCGCCGTACAGGGAACAGCTACGATTGGAGGGGGTGGACGAGAGAAACGTCGTCAAACAATTCATGGCGATACGTTCTTCTCTTGCAACCGCGCCCAAAGAAACAATTCAGTGGCTGGCTCAACAGACCGGGGTGGACCTAGGTTCTGTTAACGATGAAACGCTTGCCGATCCAACGGAACAACGTCTCAACGCGGTTGAACAGCAAGTCGCAAATGTAAACCAGCAGACTCAACAGGCTATTGGCCAAACTCAAGTTGATGCTGCAACGCGACAAGCGCAAACGATGATTGATACTTTTTCCACTGTAAAGAACGACGACGGAAATTTGAAATACCCGCATTTCGATGCAGTTCAAGGAACCATGACGGAACTGGCGACTGCTGATCGTGCTGCCGGGAAAACCATTGAGCTTGAAAATGTTTACCAACGAGCGGTCTGGTTACATCCCGATACACGAGAAAAACTATTGATAGCGCGGGATTCAAACAACGAAGCCGATGTAATTGCAAAGGAAAAGAAAAATCAGCGTCAGCGTACAAGCCGTGCCAGACGCGCAGATACGACGATCCGCTCTACTGCAGAAGCTCCTTCTGTCCCAGACAAAAGTCTCCGACAGGAATTGAGTGATGCGTGGAAGGAGGCAACAAATTGATAAGGAAACTTAGGCGATGGCTGTTCCGAATCTATCGGAAATCGTAACTACTACTCTGCGGAATCGTTCAGGCGAATTCGCAGATAACATTACGAGTGACCTCGCGCTACTTCGTAGATTGGAGGAGCGTGGGAATATCAAGCCCGCTGACGGTGGCCGGACTCTGGTTCAAGAACTTGAATATGCAGAGAACTCGACATTTCAGTACTACAGTGGATATGAAGTCCTCAATGTAGCACCGAGTGAAGTATTCTCCGCTGCTGAGTTCAACTGGAAACAAGCGGCAGTTAATGTTACTTGGTCTGGTCTGGAAGCGGATGTTCAGAACACTGGTCGTGAGAAAGTCATTGATCTTTTGGAAGGAAGAATTTCCAACGCCAAGAGAACGATGTCGAACAATCTCTCGACGGGTATTTTCTCGGACGGTACTGGTAGTTCAAGCAAACAGGTTGGCGGGCTTCAAAGCCTGGTAGCTGATGCTCCCGCTACTGGTACAGTTGGTGGAATCAATCGGGCGACTTACTCGTTCTGGAGAAATCAGGTTTATGATTTTTCCGATGAGAGTATCACCGCGAGTGCCACCACTATTCAGGCTGCTATGCGAACCCTTTATTTATCATGTAAGAAGGGGTCGTCGGCTTCTGAAGCTCCTGACTTTGCCGTAGCTGGCACTTCATACTTTGAGTTCTTCTGGAATTCCCTGACGACAATTCAGCGGATTACCACGGATGACACGGGTGTGGCTGGCTTCGATTCACTGAAGTTCAGGAAATCGGACGTGTTCCATGATGAGGATTGCAACACTGCTAGGATGTATATGCTGAATACTCAGTATCTATTCTGGCGTCCTCACCGTAATCGCAACATGGTTCCCCTTGAGCGTAAGGGTGCCATTAACCAAGATGCGACCGTAGTGCCAATCGTATGGGCTGGGAATATGACCATGTCCAATGCCGCCCGCCAGGGCGTCATACATGCTTAGGAGGTAAAATCATGGCTTACATCTTAGGTATTAAATCTGACCAGACATCCACAACGGATATTCATGGTCTTGGCGCGATCGGACAGAATGTAACGTCTGATGGTATTAAAACCTTCAAATGGATGAAGTACGATACGGGCTCTGGTAGTGTGGCGGCTGTATCTGGACAAGTGGCGTATTACTACACGCTTGACGGATACAAAAATCACACTTGCACTTCCGATCTGTCTGATTCCGTGGAGATTGGTGCTGGCGTTTGTCAGTCCGCTCCCGGCGATGGTGAATATGCGTGGTTCCAGATTCAGGGACCGGCAACTCTTGCTCTCGCTTTAACTGCTGGTGCAGACGGTGATCCTTTAAC